CCCTCTTAACCTGGAAGACGACCCAATCTTGCGCCGCTGGTGTGCCTGCGATGGTGATGGCTGATGTTGCCGAGGTCACATACAGCGTGTTCGTCGTTCCGCCGGTATCGGCGATTTGCTGGGCGGTTCCGACTGCAGCATCGCCCGCGTCCTGATCGGATATCGCGACCGCTTCTAGTGCCCACACGACACCGAAATTCGTCGCCGTTGCCGCATGGCTCCACGTAAACGTTGCCGTTACCGTGCCGAGGTTCCAGCTCTTTGGCATCCTCACCGCAAACTGCGCGAACTCCTGCGTCGTGGTGTCGAAGTCCAGCGTAGACAGCATAATTTTATTGGTGGTCGTCTCAGCCGTTCCGGCAGCTGCACCGTTGGTGGTGCGAGCCGTCATGGCTGCGGCGGGGACGTAGATGGTCTCCGTGCCGACTTTCTTGACCAACGTCCCTTCAACGGCCAGCTCTCCCGCAGCCGAGCGCGAAAGCGTCGTGTCGGTGGCGTGGCCGAGCTCGACCGACCCCACGCCGAGCGCGGTCGATGTCGATGCGGTGATGCCAGACACAGGTAAGCTTGTGCCGTTGGTCAGCGTGATCGAAGACGGTGTGCCGCCCGCCCCGTTGAAGGTCACGAATGCGCCGGCCGATCCGACTGCGATTGCCAGGGCGGTTCCGACACCCGTCCCGAGCCCGGTGATGCCGCTGATTGGAAGGCCGGTGCCATTCGTCAACGTGATCGACGATGGCGTACCGACAGCGCCGTTGAACGTGACAAACGCGCCGGCAGACCCGACGTTGACTGCGAGAGCCGTGGCAACGCCCGTGCCGAGGCCGGAAACACCCGTGCTGATCGGCAATCCTGTCGTGTTGGTCAGCGTGCCGCTGGAGGGCGTGCCAAGCGCGCCGCCGGGGACGACATAGTCCGTTCCTGCGGTTGCAGCAGACGCGACGCCCGAGGCCGCTTTAACAAGGCCCGTCAGCGTGGCCCGCTTCAATAGCTTGCCGGTGGTTGAGCTGAACAGCGCCAACTCGCTGTCCACCGAAGCCGCCGGGCCGACGACATCACCCGAGCCCGCGCCGTCCGTTCCCTTGTCGCCGGTCGCGAAGAACATCACCGCAACGATCGCAGCGTTTGCTATGGTGCCGGCGCCGCCAACGTAGGTCACAGGAAACGTATCGTAGGCGCCAACGTCCGTCAGTGCGCCGGTGATCCGGTACTCGAGAAAATTTGTTCCCGGTGCCGACACGTCAACAATGCGGACAATGCCCTTGTTGCTGGCCGTGGTTCCGTCGTCCCATGTCGCAATATAGGCAGACTGGCTCGCGCTCTGCTGGTTGCTTTCCGATATGTTGAGTTGCGTCGCGCTGGCTGGCGTCGCGTTATTGACGAGCAACTTGCCGGTGCCGGGATCGCCGCTAGTTGCTGTGTTCCACTGGTAGTCTAGGCCCGTGTTCGGACCCGTGGCGCCGGTGGCACCCGTACTGCCGGTTGATCCTGTCGAACCCGTCGCGCCGGCGTCGCCCTTGTCGCCCTTGATTGCAGGCGACAGCTTCAGGCCGTCAAGATTGGTGAAGCTTCCGGTATGCCGAACATACGTGACGGGGATCGTGCCCCACGTTCCGTTGTCGGTGATCGATCCCGACACGTCGAGCACCAGCACCTTGGTCGGGTCGCCGCCCTTCTGGAATCGCAGTCGGGTCTTGATGGTGGAGGTTGGATCGTCCCAAGACTGGATCTCAGATGCTAGGCCGTTGGCGCTGGCATCGGTCTCCGAGATGTAAACCGACGTGATCGAGGCGAACGTGCCGGAGTTGAACGCCACCTTGCCGGTGCCGGGATCAGCCGCCGACGTGCTCGAATTGTAGGTGAATGACAGCCCCGCGTCTGCGCCATCAACTCCGGCCGTACCCGTGGAACCTGTTGCTCCGGTCGCACCCTGCGGACCCTGCAACGCCGTCAGTTCGATCAGCGTAACGCGGGCGTATTTTTCGACGCCCGCGCTGAACCCGGTCGCGACGCCCAGACCGGTGGTCGCTGCCGTGGTCTGCACCTGGCCTTTCAGCTCGAGCACTTTGGACGAGGCCAGCGTGAAGGTTCCGACCAGCGTTATATTTTGGTTGTCTTGTCCCACCGACGAAACAACGCAGGAATTGCCCGCAAGCAACACCGTCGTCCCGTCCGTGCTTTCAAAAAACAACTGTGTTTCGTTGGTGCTGGAGAACGTGGCTTCGCAGACGGCAAGATAGGTTGCGGCCCCAAGCGTGATTTGGTTGCTGGCAAGGCTGGCGCTGGTCAGCGTATTGCTCACCGACGTGTTGAGCGTGCGGACAAATTTAGATCCGCTCGTTGCTGTGCCGCCAGCTGTGCCGTTAGCTTTCTGGTCCTCAAAGACTGCGACCTTGATTGCGGACGAGCTGGGTGCAGACATGCCAGACTGAACAACCCAGGCTGACGCCTTGAACGCATAAAACGCGCTGTCCGAAACACTGTAGGCTAGCCATCCGCAATTCGTTGTCGGGCTATACCTTATCCAGCTGCCCTGACCGTCCGCCTCGGCAATGTCCTGCGTCGTGAACCCGAGCGCGAGCCAAGTTCCCGTAGGCGTGCCGTCAACGATGTAGCGAGCACCCGGCGTAGGCGATGCCGGCGCCGCCGTCTCGCGTGAGGTGATCGTTATCAGGCGCGTTCCGATGGGCCTGGTTTCCAGGTCAAGTGACCAGTTCGCACCGTCCGAGACGACCCATACGCTGTGACCGCGACCTGTCAGCGCGTAGCCGCTTGAGGTCGCGTTGCCCGGCAATTTAATGGTTTGCCCGCCCTGCGTGGCGATCTTGACCTGATTTGCGGTTCCGTTGTGGCGGACGCCGATGCGGGCACCGTCGCCCGCCGTCACAGCGCTCGGGATAGTCACCGTGAATGCGCCGCCGGTCGGATCGGCCTGAATCAGCTTGCCGTAGCTGGTTGTTGTAAGCACGGTATCGGTGGCGAGCGAGGAAACCGGGGTTTCCCATTCCGTCATGCCGCCGCCGAGCGAGGCCGAAGAGATCGCGCCCGTGATGCCGTCGTGCGTGGCAATCGTCGCGTCAGAGGCGTCGGTGACGACGATTTTATAGCTTGCGGTTCCGGTCCAGATCAAAACCTTGGTCGACCCGTCAGACGTGGGATACCCGCCGCTATCGCAGGTCACGGTTGAGCCGAGCGAGACCGTCAACGCGCTGTCGGCGTAGACCGTCTTTGGCGTGCTGGTGCCGGAATTGTAGAACTTGAGCTTGGCCCCCGACACGGGATCGCCGTTCGCATCCGTGACGCGGAAGCCGGGATCGAAGACTGTGGTTGAATCCAGCATAAACTTGCCTTTCTCCTCGTGGAGATTAGGGTCGAGAGAGGACACAGAGGGAGAACGGAGCATGCGCTACGCACTGGCGGCAGGGATCATGATGGCCTGCCTTGGGACGGCGAACGCGGGATCGGTGAAGCCGGCGAAGGTGCCGATCCAGTCTCAGATTACAAAGGCGGCCTTCTGCGGGATTCCGCCCATCGCGCCGATCGGCTGCAGGATCGGCCCGTGTCAGTGCGACGCGTCGGGCCGCGTCTGCCAGTGGACGTTCATTTGCGGCTAGTCCTTGTCCGCATAGGATTTCAGCGCCGCCGGAAGCGTCTGCACCGGTGACATCTGGCGCCGCTGCTCTGGCGTCAGACCGCGGCGATATTCGACGTTGAACGCGCGCTGCTCGCGCGGGTCCTTGAGGTAATCCGGCGCATTGAACCGGCGGCGTCCCTCGTAGTTGTCGAGGGCGTGCTGCGTCTCGTGGAGACCCGTAGAGAGACGGTTGTCGGGCGAGAGCAGAGGGTCGATCCACACCCGATTGCCTTCCGTCACCATCCCGTCGACATCCTCACGCCGGGCAAGATCGGGATCGACGGTCACGCGCGAGCGCGCCATGAAATCGGGGTAGCGCTGCTCAAGCTCTGGGTGAGTGTAGGTCTGGCCGTAAGGGCGCGTGATCGCCCGCCCCTGAACCGGCATCAGGGCGTTGCGCTGCTCCGCATAGCCGCTATCGTCGATCTCGAACGACCAGCCTGTCGGGTCCTGAAACCATCCCTCTGACCACGGGTCTTGGCCGTTCTTCTGCAGCGCCTTGGCACGCTCCAACGCGGCGAGGTCGGCGCCCTGTGCTTTCTCGCCTCCGAACAACGCAAGCTGTTGGTCGTAAGGCGTCGGCGCGCGTCGTTGCGCCAGAGCGTTGCGCGACATCAGCGACGCTGCGGTGGGTTCATATACAGATTGTCGTATCCGTGCTCGTATTGGTATCGATCCTGCCCGAAACGGTCACGACCGTCAGATCCGATGTCCCAACTGTCCGGGTCTCGCATCAGAGGACGCGGCTTTCCGCTCGGTCCCATCATCGGGTTCTGACTGGTCGGAGGATCGTTGAATGCGCGGTCATATGGCGTGCGCACGCCATACTGGCGAGCCATCATTCGAATGTCAGCGATACCGGCATCGGTCGCGCCTTGCGGCGACTGCGCCAACTCTCGAAGATATTGCTCGATTTCGAACGTATTGTTCGAGCGCAGAGCACGCTGCCCTCTGGCATCACCGCCGAACCCGACCCGTTGCATGCGCGGCGCCAGCGCATTGCGATTGTCCATCAAGTCTTGCGGCTGATACTGGTCGGGCGGACCCATCTCGTCCGTCGCGCCCTCCGGCGGGATCTCGGACGGGTCATCGTCCTCGTACATCTTGGGGACAAGCGCGTTGCGAAAGGGCATTCTCATGTCTTCCCCCTGTTATCTTCGTTCAGCATGCGCTTGACCTCTTTAGCGGCGTCCTCGCTTATCCCGGACTGAGCCCCGAGAATGCGCACGAGGGCATTGATGTGGGCTCGGCGATCCGCTGGCGTCCGCGTCACCGGCACACGGGTGAGCCAGCGCTGGAAGGCCGGGCTGGCCATGGTACGAGCGGCGCCAGCCTGTCCAACGGCGTAGACGATGGCCGAAGGCGCATGAAGGTAGGTGATCAGCCCCATGAGCGCATTGTTACCGCTGGCGACACGCCGAGCGACATCGGCCACCGACTGATCAGGCCGAGCCAGCGGCACGTATCTTTCAAGATAGCCGCCGACGCGCGCCAACTGATCCAAGCGCGCGAAGACCGGCCGCATCTCGCCTTGGCTCATCATCGCGCGCACTTCCGGCGGCATGCCACGGTAGGACGCGAGGAAGCCTTCGAGCCCGCCCTGTGCCATCTCTGTCAGAATGGCGCCGGAAGCCCTGACAACGTCTCCCTTTTCACGTGCAACACGGAAATATGCGTCGAGGAGGTTGATGTTGCCGCGATCCCCGCCGCGCGCGGCGTCGGTCAGCAGCTTGACGGCCTGCTCTGGTGTGGTCTTTTCACCAAACACCTTCGACAGCGGCGCGCGAATATCGGTCATGAAGTCGCGATAGCTGTCCCGCAACACGGTGCGCTGTGCGGCTGCGAGCTCGCCACCCGGAACGCGGGCGACGGCTTGATCGACGTCACGCCCCAATGCATCGTACAACCGAGAGAGGAACGCCGCGCGCGCGCGCTGTGATGCACCCTCGCCTTGCGTCAGGCCACCGATCGGCTTCTGTTTGGCATCAGACAGGGCTTGGCCTATCGCTGTGCGGATCTGGTCGAGACCTTCGATGCCGAGCTGTGTTGCTCCGCGCGGTCGCATATCAGAGATTGCGCGAATGCGTTCGGCTACACCAGGGCCGGCCAGACTATCGACGATCCGTAGAATATCTGCGCTAACGCGACCCGTTTCATCAAAGACGGCGCCGGATCTATATCCTGGCAGCAAACCTTGCTTGCGATAATCCGTTGCGACCGAATCCAAGAGACGCGCAGTCTCAGTCATTCCGGCATCGCTTGGGCGGCCAAGCGGGTTCATCTGCATCGGCGGCGTATTCGCGCGCGCTGCTGAATATCCAGCATCGAACTCGGTGTTATAGCTCTCACGGCTGTTGCCGCCGACGCGCTGCGGGATGGCCTGCGCCTGTCGCCTTTCCAGATCCGCACGATAGGTCTGATCAGCGGCATACTGTGCCCGATCGGTCTCGGAGCGAGCGCGATTGCGGGCTTGCGCTTCAAAGGCAATCCGGCGCGTCGGGTCGTTGACGTTGGCCAAATGCTCGGCATCGGCGACACGCTGGGCACGCTGGCGAGCCTCATCCCGCGCATTCGACATGCGAAGTTGATAGTTATCCTGTGCCTCGCTCGAAACCCGTTCAGCCTCGGCCTGCTGTGCGCGGGTGAGGTTTGCATGCCGGTAGGCATTAGCCTGCTGTTGGGCGTTCTCCGCATCGGCCAAGGCTCGCTCGGCTTTGCCGAACGGGGCATACTCCTGTTCAAGCTGTGCGCGCGTGCGGGCGAGTGCTTGGCGCTGCGGTAGCGTGGCGTTGTAGGTCTGTTCGGCCGCTGCCTGCTGGGCTGCTTCCTGCGGTGACGTGAATTGCTTGCCGACAGGGCGAGGGCGCGGCACTTCAGGAAGGTTTTTTTCTGCCTCACTGAGCTGCTGCATACGCGCCTGAAGCGATTGATGCTTCTCGGCGTTGCCCGTCAAAAACTGTTCGGCCGCGGCACGGCTTGCGCCGGCGTCCTGCACAGCGCGTTCCATCTGCGGCGGCAAGATCACGTCTTCGAGCATCACCTGCCGAGGAACCGGCGTCGGCAGGCGTGGCGGGCTCTGCATCGCCGCATCGACGTCGGCCTCGGTAATCGCACGCCGCTGCGGGTTCCAAGGTTCCGGCTGAACGCGCGGCACCGGCGGGGCATTGCGTGGCGCGTTCGGTCCTGGGCCGACACCTGAAATGTCTTGCAGATCGAACCTGGTCATATTGTCGATTTCATCAGCCGTGCGCGAGCGGTCGACGATGGACCGGCGCAAATCGCCCTTCACCTCGTTTCCGATCTCGTTGACCGAACGCGCGGCCCCGGTGGGCGCTAGGGTGTCCTGCACCCCGCGCTCTACGCCTTGAATGGACAACTGAGCCCGGTTACGCAGCGGACCACCGAACAGTCCGCCCATCACCGTCTCGGCGCCCGGCATGTTGTCGACCAGAGCCGGCGCAAAAGCCGGAACACCAGCGTCCTCGAACTCCGACGCGCGGGAGAGCGCATTCTGCCTGCGAGCGGATACGGCCGGCGTGTAGGGCACCGGCTTAGGCATGAAATTGGTGCCGGTGATGCCCATGCCGGCAATCCCGAGCGCGTCGCCGGGGCTGATGGTGCCCGTCTCGGCCGATTTCTTGAATGCGCTGAACGGCTGATAGATAAAGCCGGGAACAGCCAAGCTCAGGCTGTTCGTGTTCGGGTCGCGCGCAATCGGCAGGACCGTCCCACGCTCAAGCCCTTGGTCGTCGAGCACTGTCCCGTCGTCGAGCTTGTCGCCGGGTCCATAGACCTTCTTTTGCCCGCCGATCACGCCACGCCGCACCAGCTCGTCCACGACCGGCTTATGCTCGGCCGGCACCGCGTTGCGGCGGTGCAATTCGGCGTACACGTCTATGGTGGATTGGTCGGCCATCAGCGCCCGCCTTGCAGACGACGCAACAATTCATCGGTGGGGACTTTCGAAAGGTCGGGAGCTGGCGGTTTGCCTGCATCGGACCCAGCCGGACCACCAACAGACGTTCCGTCCGGGTTTTTGACGCCCATCGTTGCCATGGCCCTCGAGAACGCCTTGTCGTAGTCCTCGCCGCCGCGCACGGCCGACAAAAGAGCCCCGTAGAACTCTTTCATCCGCGCAGATTTTGCCTTGATGCGCCACTCGGTATCCCACGGCTGCGGTCCGTAAGAATCAATAAAATTTTTCATCTCGGCGACGGCGACTTGCTTGCCAGACAGCGCGTAAGCAATGCCTAAGGCTGCCTGCTTCAAGTCGGCAAAAGATTGACCTGTCTCGCCGACGTTGGCCTGCCCAGCGATAGAACGTGTGAAGTAATCCCCGACCCCACCCGGGGTGACGGCTCCAGCAATCCCAGGCTCAAGCAATTTTTTCGTTGCCTGATCGATCTTCTGCATATTCATCAAAACTTGGGCTTGGGTCTCCTTGTCGCCCTTGTAGTTTCGGTCCGTCTTGGGCAATTCCCGGCCATCTGGACCATAGTAATAGCCAGCACGCGGAGTACCGAGCGCCGCGCTCCACAGTTGCTGATCCTGGCGGAGACGCATCAACCGCTGTTGTTGTTCTGGCGTTGCCTTGTCATAGGCACGCTGGCCTTGCGCTTCGCGCGTAGCCGGAACATCGACCCTTCTATTTCGGCCGGCATCAGTAACGATCCCAGGAACTTCTGGAGAGGTGACGCCCGTAGGACCGAACATGCGCGCGGCGGCTTGATCGGTCTGTGACGGCTCTGGACGCCATGGGGCCGGTGCAGCCTGCGCCATCCGAACGCCCGCAGGCCCCTGCGGGCGGCCTTCGTCGAGACGCATTGAACGGTCAATGTCGTCGCGCGGGCCGCCGAGGTTCATTCTCTGTGGCGTCTTGCCCTGCTGCGGTGCAATCTGCCACGTCTCTCCAGTCGGCTCTGCGTAAGGTGATGCCGGACGCTGGCCACTGGTGACGATATTGCCTTCATCGTCGAGGCCAGCACCCTGCAACGGATCGGCGACAGGTGCCGCTTGAGGTGCCGCAGGCTGCGGCGCCGTCAGAGCAGTGGCGCGGCTGTTGTAAAAGTTCGTATGCGCTTTGTTGAGGCCGATCTGCGATTGCTTATAATCGTCGTCTAGCTTGTTCTTCGCCTTTCCAGCCTCGGCCATCAGGAGTCGAGGTCCAATCGCCGGATCACGATACATGGGAGGAAGGCTGTTGAAGTCGGGGTGATGCGAAAGCGCGACTTGGTAAATCTGTGCCCGCTTCGCAGGGTCTTGCTCTGCATCAGCGGCCGTGGCGATATTGCCGACATCCTCTATCGTCCGCTTGCGCTTGGTGTACTCATGCTCGTCGATCTGCATCCCGAGCTTGCGCTGGTTCATGCGCTCCGACGCCAGCGCGCGGTCCCCCTCGAACTGGGATTGCATGCCCTGTCGATAGGTCTGCAGGCCCTGCATCAGAGGGTTGGTGAAGTTGCCGACGTCGGCGGCCGGGCCGAGTTCCATCGGCATCAGGGCGTTGCGCTGCATGGCCATGGATCAACCCCACGTCGTCGTTGTGTTCCATCCGCTCTGACCGGATGGGCGGAACAGGGCATTACGCATGTTGCCGAACGTAGTCTGACCCCCAGCCCCCGGCGCAAACCCGGACATGGCCGCGCTACCAACGAAGCCAAGCCCCTTCAGTATGTTGTTCATCCCGCCCTGTTGCGCCTGATAAATGTTCTGTTGGCGCTGCTGTTCAATGCCGGCGAGCTGGTTGTTCTGGCCGATGTAGCTCCCGCCGATGGCTTCGCCTTGGCCGATGGCGTTCTGTGCCCGCTGTTGGCCGAATTGCGCGCCTTGCTGGCCGAGGCCCATCAGCCGGTTGCGGTAGTCAGCCACTTGGCTCCCGTAGATGTCGCTTCCAACCCGTCCAACCGCAGCACCAGCCGTGCCGCTGTTCCCCATACCCTGGCCGTTGTAGCGGCGGTACGTATCGCGGACAGCTCGCGCGGTGGCGTCGTCCTGACCCTGCCGGAACGGGTCAGCATTGAAGTTGCTCAGCGCGTTCTGGTAGCCCTGCGCCCCGTTGGCGCCGATGCTGTCGGCATACTGGCTGTAGGCCTGTTTTCCCGGCTGCTCATAGCCGGACAGAATGCTATCGGACTGGCCGTAGCCCTTCGTAGCATTGTCTCGATAGGAGTTATACCCGCTGTTGGTGTAGGCACTGGCAGCCTCGGCGCCCGCGTTGGCCGCTTTCTTGCCGGATGAACCGCCAAACAGATCGCCGAAAAAACCCATCTCAGGCCCCCATGTAATCGCGCACGGCGGAAAAGAACCGCACCCATGCTGTGTCGGTCAGCGGCGTATCAACGCGAGGTATTGACTGTCCTGCCTTGGTCGCGATCCGCGTTAAAACACGGTACAGTTCGGGGTTCATGCCCTGAGCTTCTGTGCATCCATGTGCGCACTCAGAAACCCACGCGCGACCGCAGCCGACGACCGCACGCGCCATGTCACGCCCTGAACGCCGTAGACGCCCCAGCGGCGCAGAACGATGCGTTTGACCCGCTCGCCACGGTGCCCCATTGAGATCCAGCGTTCAGTCCCGAACGTGGCGCCGCCATCCCGTGATCCCTGCACCATGATTTGCGGCTCTGTCGTGCTGTCGTCGCCGGGAACGATTCCTTGGCCGGTAATCACGTCAAGGTGCAGCGCATTGACCTGCAGACGCTCGGGTGCGGCGTGATTGGGCGGTGTGATGCTCTCGCAGATCAGCGGCTCGCCGGCTTCGTCGGCGTAGTCGCGATGCATCTGATAAAGGATGCCGGTGGAAGCATCGCCCGCGATCGTCTTGCCGGCGAACTGGACAACGTAGCTGCAGCGCCAGCGGCTATATCCATAGCTTTCACGGTTGTGCCAAAGTCCGGTTGCGATGTCGTAGACCCACGTTTCATTGGTGCCAGACAGGCAATAGAACGTGTGGCCGTCCTGCGCCCATGAAGTTGCCGTCAGTTCCGATTTGGTCGTCTCGTCAGCCACGAACCTGTCAACGGCGTGGTTGCTGATGACCTTGCCGCTGTAGCCTTCCATGAGACGCACAGTCCCATCCTGCGCGACCCATGCCAGAGTACGGTCAACGGTGGCAACAGAAGCGGCAGACAGGCACCCGATGCGGGCCGTTTGCACCCGACTGAACGGGAATGTCCCCCCGCTGTTCTGCCACCACTCCGTTGATTCCGTGCCGAAGAACACGACTTCTGATTCACGGACTGCGACGCGCATTGTGGCGTCTGGGCTGCTTTCGGCTGAAGCAAAGTCGAGCGGATCAAATGCGGTAAAATCGTCCGCGTCCGAGATGTGGAAGACCGATCCATAGCCTGGCAGAATGCCATAGCCATCCAGCACAGCAAGCGACGATGACGGCGGAAGATCGGTGTCGGCGTTTGGTGTCAGCGTGGCATCAACTACAACCCAAAACAGGCCGTCCGAGCTAATGCCTATCTGTGTCGGGTTGGCCCGGTTGCGGCCCATAGTCACCAGCCCATCGGTCGGAATACCGCCGATCAGAGTTGATGCTCCGCTTGCATCGACCCGAAACAGCAGCCGCCCGGCGACGACATACAGCCAGTTGTCGGTTGCCAGCATGGCGCGGACACCGCCGCCCCCGGTCAGCGTCGAAAAACTCGCCAGCCCAGGCACCGGATAGAGCACCGTTAATGCCTTCCCCTCTTGACCGGACTGCTCAATCATGAGGTTCGTCAGACGCGCAGAGCCAGCGGTCGAGAACCGTCCTGGATTGGATTGGGTGCCGAGCGTGATCGGGAGAATGGCCATCAGTAGTCCGAAAACGAGGTTTGCTCACCCGTCGTCGGCTTTGCAATCCGACGACGAATGCGCTTGCGCGCGGCCTCAAGCTCTACATCTACCGGCACTTGGCGCGGTTTTCCGAAAGCTTCAGATACCGATATGGACATAAAGCTGACGACCGCTGGAAAGACCGCTAGAGGGATGGCGTTAGCATCCCACCAGCACAACCCATCGTCGCGCAGTTCCTCCAGTGCCTCGGCGTAGCTGGCAGCAATGAAGGCGTGGTCGGTCGCCGACGGGGTTTCGTTGGCGTTAATCAGGGCCAAGTCCAGCATGACAGCCGCCGTCAGATCGACGATCGTGCGCGCCGTCATGGCTTATCCCTCGCGCTTCTTGCGGTCGATGTCGGTCAGGATAGCCTTGTTGGTCTCGGCCATGCGCTCAAGCATGTTCTGTTCCACGACCCGTTTCATCTCGTCGCCGGGCACGATCGCCTTTGGCTTGTCGCCATCCTTCGGCTTGTCCTTGGCGTCAGCAGCCTCGAACTGAGGATTGAATCGGAGCTTCTCGATTGCAAACGCGTCGGTGACGTCCAGCGTCTCGCCGGGCTTGAAGGCGAGGCCAAAAACCTCAGTGTATTCACGGCCGATGTATTTGATCTTCATGGGATCTCCTGGAAAGTGGGGCGGGTGATGAGCCCGCCCCGTGCGTCATCACGCGGCGACGAGCGCCGTGGTCGAGAAGTCGGGATCGACAAAATAGCGGACGCTGAAGTACAGCGTACCGGCCGCACCAGTTGCGGCCACTGCGTTCACATAGGCACGCAGCTGCGTGCGAGTCGTAAACTTGTAAAGGTGGCTTCCCTGTGCGACAGCAGCCGACAGCGTACCAGCTTGGCTCACGGTCGACGCAGAGAAGATCCGCGTATTTGACCCGCTGTCGCCTACGTTCCAGGTGATCGTCGGCGAAACGTTGGTATCTAGGTCGGTGCTCGACAATGTCGAGCCCAATAGTACAGCGCCGGCCGGAATATACAAAAGTCCGACACTGTCGTTGGTATTGTCGATCATCGCCGTTGTAATGGCGATGATTGCGACGTCCTCAATCACCTGCCGCGCCCATCCAGCACCAATGGAGGTGCCTGATAGAGCGGACTTTGACGTTTCGTATGCAGCCATAGTTAGTTGTCCCTCTTATCACGCAGCAGAGAAGTAGCAGGTGACGATGCCGAGATCCTTGTTAGTCCCGGAGCCGTTGTTCCAACGCAGCTTGTCGAGGCCCATTGCGAACTCGATGCCGACGCCGTCAACGAAGCCGTAGTCGTCCTCATTCTTCTTGGTCGGTATGGCGGCCTGCTTGTTGACGTAGCCGAGCGCCTGCGTTCCGCACAGGAAGTTGACACCCACGTCAATGGAAGAAGCGCCGACGCCCGCAAGATGCGTGTTGGTGTTGCGGCCGGTGCCCGTGCGGTTCGTGTAGAACTCGGGGATCTCGCGGAAGATGATGCCGTCGTAGATCAGGTCGCCGTCCTGAAAGATCGGGTTGCTGTCCATGCCGCCACCCTCACGAGCGCGGGCGTCACGGTTAGCGCTGACCATCGTCGTATCCGCTTTTAGGTCGCGGAAGCAGAGCGGATGGCAGAACATGACATAAAATTCGCGGCCCTGGGCACCCGTCTTAAACGGACGAATATGAGGGTCGGCCTGCCGCGCGATGAACTTCGCGAGCGAGCCATTGGCAGCCGTCAGCTTGTCGTTGGTGCTGTCGACGTTGCCGAGCGCGGTCAGATGCGTCGCCGAATAGTTGGCGATCGCATTGCCGAACAACACGCGGTCGGAGTTGTTCACGACCCACGTGTTACGGGTGCCGGCGCTGGCGTCGGCGAAGTTCGTTCCGTCGCTCATCTTGTGGAAGGCGTCGATGACCAGGAACTTGATCAGCTCCGACGACCACTCCTTGAGGCGCGGGCGAGCCTGCGCCATGAAATCGACGGCCGAGCGCTTCTTCTGGTTCTTGGTCGCGGCGACGGCGTGCCGGCGGAACTTCCAAGTGAGATCCTGATAGTACTGGTCAAGCATCTCTTCCTGACCAGACAGGAGGGTGTCGCCTTCGACGCCACCGCCCTTAAGACGAGCCAGCAGCGGGATGCGGATCGTGACGCCGTCCGTCTGCAGGTCGTTGACGACGTGGATGATGTCCATTTCCGACGTGCCCATATACGGTTTAAAACCGCTGTCGCGCACGTATTCGTTGATGAAGTCTTTCCGCCACTTGGTCAGATCCAAGCCGGAAAGCGTCGCGGTGTTTGCCATGGTGATTGTTCTCGATCGTGACGGTTTTCAGGATCGAGGCGGACGCGGTACGCTAGGCTCGGCGGTAAGCGCCGGCCATGATCGCCTCATCGGAGAGATGTGCGGTCTGCGATCCGCCGGCCGACGTCTGATCGGCAAGCGTTCCGGGGAACCGCGTCGGCTGCACAGTGGTGCCGTCCAGCTTGATCTTTCCGGCCTTGAGATCGGCGAGGATTTTCGCGGTTGCCCGCTCCTCGACCTGCTTCTCGTAGGCGTCAGTATCAGGCCCGATCTTGGCCAAAGACTTCTGGCGCTTGCCCCACTCCACCAGAGCGCCCCACGGATCGGGGAACCGGTTGAAGTAGGACGGATCGCCAGCATTTCGAGCCATCTCCAGAGCCTCGTTGACGATCGCGTCACCGTGGGCACGGCGGGCATTCGACTCCGAGATGTGGAGCAACCGATCTTCCATCCTGGCTTGCACGCGGTTCACGTGGAACTGCGTAAAGCCCTCGGGATCGGTGTAGGGATCGGGCGGCTGGATGGGTGCCGGCTGTACGGCCGGTGGACGCGACTGAGACAAGAGGGCCTGCACCTGTTTTTCATAGACAGATGCGCGCGCCTCGGCCTCGGCGCGCAAGCGAGCCTCTTCCTGACGCTTGGTGCGCTCGGATTGCAGCTCTTTGAGTGGCACATGACGCGTTGCGACCTCGGGCTCGGGCTGCACTTCCGGCTGCGGCGTTGGCGCCTTGGCCTCGGGTGCTGCTTCCTGCTTCGCGGCGAACCGTCCGGCCTCGTCGCGCACCGGCGTCTGCCCATCCGTTGCCGGTTGAGCGTCGGTCGGTGCCGTATCCGAGGCGTAAACGTCGTCGAGTTGCAGGTCTTCGGTCACGGTGTCTGCCATGTGGGTCAATCCGCTTTGACGTAGCTGGTCACGAAAGCATCAGATGCGGTCTGATGAGCCGGTGTCGTGAGAATGACGGTCTCACGGGCCGAAACGCCGCTTAGGCCGGCGGGTCCACGCACGTCACGCTACTCACGCGGCTTTGTTACGAGCGAAGACAGACGACATCATTTCACCGTCGCCCGCTTCGCTGTCTGCTTCCTCCGGCGCGGTATCTTCGGCCGGCTCCAACATGGTTTCGAGCGCGGTATAGACCCGCTGCATGTCCCCACGGCGAATGTGGAACTCATCGAGCACGTCCATCGCCTCGGTCACGCTCATTCTGGGCTCGGCCGGTTCCATCTCCATCTCCATCTTCGGCTCGGCTGGCATGGACTGCGTGTCGGCCATGGATCATGATCCTAGCTGGGGCGCGCTCGGCTCGAAAGCCGATGCGTCGATGGGCATTCCGCCGTCTGGAGACATCATCGTCTCGTCCATGGGCGGTTGCGTCGGATCTTGCTGCATGCCACCGGGCGGTGGGGCGCCTTGCGGTGGCTGCTGGCCATCCATGCCGGGCGGCGGTGGCGGCTGCTGTTGCCCCATCATCTCGGTCTGCTGCTCGATGGTCGGCTGGCCGTACTGCAAGGGGAACATCGACAGAGCGTTGAGGCCGTTCATCAGGCCTGCACCGGGATCGGCCGGAGCCGGACCCATCGGACGGCCGAACTCGTCGGTCTGTTGCTGTTGCGGCGTCATGGCGCCGGATAGCTTGGCGATGGTGTCGGCGCGCTTGTTCTCGATGGCCGCGATCTTCTCGTCGATCTGAGCCGCCTTGAGCATGGCTTCGAGCTGCCCCATGCGCTCCTGCATCGCGACCATTTGAGGTGGCGGGGCGGAGGCATCATCGAGCATCTTGAGCAGAGCTTCCTTGTCGGGAACGTTGCTCAGCTCGATCATGATCTTGCCCATGGGGCCGGCTGCGGCCTCGCCGAGCTGCGACATCGTCTGAAGCAGCTCCTCTTTCATCACGACCGTGTCGGGGCCTTCGTCCATGATGATGTCGACGTCGATCTCGGCCACAAAATTCTGAGGGACGAGCTGGCCCGTTTCCGGATCCGTCTTGATGGCGTTGACGCCGACGTACTGCATGGACCGCTTGTCGTCCGTGACCCTGATCCAGCGTTCGCCCGTCCAGGCTTGACGAATGCGTGCCCACATGGCGCGATAGCACCGGAGCTTCCAATCTCGCATGCGTTCGAACACGGGGCTCAGCTCGGTCATCCCGCTGTCGCGCTGTGCCAGGATCGCGCGGCCGGACTGGTCGGCAACGCCCCCGCCTCTTCCGATCAAGCCCGGATTGGGACCGAGGTTTTCGAGCGCGGTCTGCGCTTCCACCAGCAACTCGGCCTGACCTTTGACCTGGTCCGACTGGTCAATCATGCCGATGTCTTTGCCCCATTCGCCGTTGTGCTCGATCACGCCATCGGGGCGCGTGAGTTGCTGGCGGAGCTTGTCGACGTCCTCGACCACGCCGGTTCGGACGTGGATCTGGCGGACGTTGATCATGTGCAGGAATTTGGACCGGCGGTGGTTGATCTCGTCCTGCATCGATTTCAGGTTGCGGATGATGCCGTACCTGTCACCCTTCTCGTCGACGTAAGAGGACCAGCCGACATAAGGCGTATCCGGGCGCCCCTTCTCATCCACGTAAGGGCTGGGGCCGCTGTCCAGGTCGATGTCTCCCGAGAAAAAGCAGTAAGTCCAGCCGTCGCGGGTCCGCTCCCAGAACTCCAGCACACGCACGCGCTCATGCTCAAAGTCGGCCCATTGCTCGTTTTGATCGACATCGGCGCGCAACAGTGACGTCTCGCCGGTATCGTTATCGATCATTGCCCGCAGCTCGGCTTCTTTGCCGGGCCACTGCTCGATTGCTTCCTCGATGTCCATCCACAGATGCACGCCCATGAAGCGCGCGTCGGAGAAGTCGGCCTTGATCGAGCGCGGATCGTAGAAGAACCGCGACACGTCAACTTGGCGGATCTTGACCTCGCGCGCCTCGACACCGATCCAGACGACGCCGCAGTTGGACACCATGCCGTCATGGGCGACGTCGGACGCGGATTTTTCCCAACGGTTGACGTCGCAGACGAACCGAACGGCCGCCGTCGCCGCATCGGCATCCTGGTCGTGCTTCGGCGTGCGCGGGTACGCCTTCGGATCGCGCCGCATACGCTGCTCGACACCGACGAGAAAGTCTATCTTTCGCGCAACGCGGTTGTCGGTGATGACCGGCTGTTTCCGCTTCTTGAGCGTAGCAACCTGCTCTTCCGTCCACTGCTTCGCGTGGTAGTAGCGGCGGTGCTCCTGGCTTTCCTTAAGCTCGCGGTCTTTGTTGCTCTCGAACGCTCGGAACTTCCGGCGCTTGGCCCCGAGGTCGTACTTAGGCTTTGCGGGCCCGGGTGCAGCGGTGGTCTGAGGGGGCTGGGGAAGCGTCAAGCCGTTCTCCACGATTCGCCCTCCTCTCGTGTGCTGCGATAGTCGGACGTCGCGCGACGCGGCTCAAACTTGGGCACGGATGCGGAAACCATTTCGTCCAGCATGCGGCCGATCAGTCCCAAGGCGTCGACTTGGTCGTCGTGTTTGCCGGCGGGGAACACCAGTAGCTCTGACGTGAATGCGTCGAGCCATGCGGCCTTGCGGGGCAGATAGACCTTGCCCATGGCCGTGCGGGCCTGGATCGAGCGCGACCGCGTCGGCTTGTCCGCGGCCGACGCCACCTGCTCACGGCGGCAATAGACGCGGTCCTCACGCATGCGCTTATCGAGAAACGGCCCGATCGACTTGATGATCTGCCCTTGCTCCTCGATCCACATCAGCGGCTTGTGCGTCCTGATGAGATTGAGCAGCTCGGAAATCCACACGTCGGATGCGGACTGAGCGCGCCACACGTCGAGTATGTAAATATTGTCGTCGGGATCGACGCCGGCCACCAGATGCACCGTGTAATCCCCGTCGCCTTCTGTGACTGCGTAGTCTGACGTTCCATAGATGCGCAGATGGCGGGGCTTGTCGTCATAGTAGCGGAACCAATCGCGCTTGTAGTATGCGCCCTCGTCCGGCGCGGGCCGCTGCTGATAGAGTGCTGCCCAATCTCGCGTCGGCAGCACCGATCTAATGCGCTCCAATGTCGACAGCGGGTAGAAGTCCGGCCAGAGCGCGTGACCATCGCGACCGATCGCGGGCAGCTCAAGGATGTCCCACTTATCGCCGCCTCGGCCTTGCTCCTCCAGCAACTTGCCGGTCAGGTCGTCTTCATGCCACCGCGTCTGGATGACGATGACGCGTCCACCAGGGGCCAACCGCGTGTAAGCCGTCGATGTGTACCAGTCCCATATCTTCTGGCGCTGCACTTCGCTGTCGGCTTCCTCGCGGTCTTTCAACGGATCGTCAATCAATAGAATGTCCGCGCCACGGCCGGTGATGGCCGTGCCCACGCCTGCCGCGACGTAGGTGCCGCCGTCCGCCGTGTTCCACCGGTTGGCCGCGCGGCTATCGTCAGACAATGCGACGTCGAACAGACGCCCATATTCTGGCGCGGCAACGATGTTGCGCACCTGCCGTCCAAAATCTGTCGCGAGGTCGGAATTGTAGCTTGCTGCGATCACGCTCTTGCCAGGGTTGCGGCCGAGGAACCACGCGGGAAAACGCCGTGAAGCCAGTTCTGATTTGCCGTGTCGAGGCGGCATGTTGATCATCAGCCGATCGATTTCGCCGCGCTCCAGAGCTTCAAGCTTCTCGGCGATAAGCACATGATGCGCTGCCGGCTTGTATTGGGGCAGCGTGAACTCAGTGAAGGGGATCAGGCTTTCGGTAGCCCGCTTCCTGCGAAGCAATTCCGTCAGCATCGCCTTCCGCGTGAAGGGCTGCGACGAGTTCGGCGGTGTCGAGGTCTGATACGCTGCGCTTATCATTGATCTTCACGGTTGAAGAGGCGAGGCGCGGGTGCATGTAGGGTGCGGCGTCACGAGCAACGGCAACGGCTTCATCGATCTTTTGAGCGTCCCATGCCATCCGCATCGCAGTCAGCATCACCTCGAGAGGAGTGATGCCATCGGCAGACGCCTTCTTAACAATCTCCTGTGTGCGCTTGGTTTGGCTGCCAGCCTTGCGGCCTGCACCTTCGCGCTTACCGCCACGCGCCAATTTTGATTTCCTTTGATAGATTTCTAGAAATATATTCCACACAATCAAGTGTCAGGCCGGGTATACGCGACACTTTGCGGAATAATTTACCCTTTATCCATGTAATCGCCCGCTTCCCATGGCCGATCACTCTCCTTGCGGATGGTGGCCTTGGGGGTCTCGATGGCGGACGGCTTGGCTGTGTACGTGACGCTGTCGGTTGGGTCAAAGCGCTTCTCGTACCACTGACCGTCTGGGCCGCATTTGGTGTCGTCGTTACGGACGATGTGGCACTCGATGCCGTCACCAGTCACGACGTCGATGGCCTTGCGGCAATACCAAGCGCCGGCTTTGGCCGCGTGTGCGCAGTTCTTGCAGAGATTAGGCGTAGTCACGGCGGAACTGCTCCAATCCGTACTTGTTGGGGCGGCGCACGTGGATTTGCTGCCGGATGATCTCGCCTGAGGATAGCGTGATGACGAACGTCACGGTGCCGTCTGCGTAGGAGGTGGCACCGGATAGCGTGATGGTGATGATAGGCGTCGCCGTGCTAACCGATGCCGTGACGCTCTGCTGTGTGCTGGTAACGCTGCTGATCGTCTCGCCACTGTCGAGATATGCCGTCATGTCGATGGTGACGACCTTAGTCTCGCCTTCGTCGAGCAGAATCAGGGGATCGCTTGTATCGTCTGTTCTGACGTTGCGGAGCACCCTGATACCGTTCGGCGTGTAGGCGATCAGCAGCCGTGCCATTTACTGCGCCACCTTGGCGATGCCCCATCCGTTATTGGTGCGGACAGAGTGGGCTGTGTAGTTGTTGACGATGGTGTGGTCGGTGCCGTCCCAAGCCTTGCGGAGACGAGCGGCGAGGCTGGCGAACTTGAAGCTGAACCAGGGCTTGCGGGGCTTGCCTTCGTACTCTTCCGACTTCACGAGGATACCGGCAATGGTGAGGAGCGCGGACATCATCAGCCAGAGCATGACAGATTGGCCGATCTCAAGGTCTTCATCGCTCATGCTGGTGAGCTTCTTAAGGGCGGAGAAGTCCATGCGTCCGGCGTTGGCAAGGGAGGGGCCGTTTGTGCGGGTCTTGCGGGCATCGGCCAGCTTGTCGTTGAGGGATTTGATCTCCTCATCCAGCACCATGCGGCGCGCGGCCATAGCCTTATCGGCAGTAGCTTGGCGGTAGCCGTTGCAGAACTCAGTGAGCTTCTTGCCCTTGATGTCGACGGTGCAACCATCGGTTGCTTCAAAGCGGCGATCGGCCTTTGCGGCGTCGATCTTGGCTTGAATGCTGCCGATCGGGCCAACGTCGGTTTTCCAGGCGGCTTCGTTCTGCTTAGTGAGGAGCTGACCGGCGATGCGGTTGACTTCCTGCTCTGCAGTCTCGGACTTCACGAACGCAGTCCGCTGGATGGTGGACAGGTTGCCCTGGTTCTGGCTGGCAATGGTCAGCTGGCTATTGCCCTCCCATGCGGCGCAGAAGCCGATGACGAGAAGCCAACCAACGAGGGCCACGGGACGGCGCTCGAACCAGGACTTGCAGAGCTTCTTTGCTCCTGACACGTGAAATCCGACGACGGCGAGGCCGAGCAAGATGTAAATCGCCATGGTTGGCGTGTCTTTGGCCTTGTCGCCTGCGTAGTAGACGACAGCGATGGCGCTAGCGGCCATGACGCCTCGGAGGAACCACTGCTCTGGCTTGTCGAAGGCGCGGCCGATGCCGGCGAGTGATGTTTTTAGGCTCATAGGGTGTCTCCTTATGGGGGCGGATCGGAGACGCGGACTAATGGACGGACAGGGTTGGAGGATCGAGGTCGGCGATGATCTGCTCGAACGCTGCGGCCTCATCCCAGGCTTGGGCGAAGATCTCGCGGACCTGCGATGAGGCTTCAAGGTACGGGATACCGGCGGCTCGGATGAGAGCGGCGGCGGCTTCGATCAGGGGGATAGGGTCGATGTCGTCGGTCACGGGATGAGGTGCATTCCAATTATCAGGAATATCGCCATAGCGAAGGCCATCAGGGCGCCAGAGACGTAAATGCCGGTCATAAGCGGGAAATCCGATCGGTTGCTTCGTGAGCGGCGGAAATGACGAACACAACTAGGACCAGAAGCAGGAACAGGCGGGCGGCGGTCACGAGAGCAGCTTGAGCTTCAATCGCTAGATCAGCCATAGGATCGTCAATCAGGTCGTTGGGGATCAGCGGGAAAACGTCAGCCATCAATCTGCCGTCATCGGGTGCGATAGTCTCACGGTCGGCGCCAGTTGACTGAGAGTTTCCGGCTCTGGTCTCGTGTCGGCGAGTACAAGCGGCGCGGATCGTTGCGTCAGTACCGGGCCGCCGTGAGATTCAAACAGGCCCCGCGCTCGTTCAGCGTTGCGGGGCCGTTAGTTTTCTGGGCGCAACCTGGATGTCGCGGGAAATGCTTGGTTCCCCAGGGTAGCCTCAAGCTCGGCTTCCACGCAGACCGCCGGCTGGAATGTTGGCTATCATCCTACCTATGCGCCGTAACCTTATTCGCGCCGTTCGTCAACTGCCTGGATGCAGGCGGGCGAGATCGGATTCCTTTATCTTTATCTCGTGGCTTTTGCCGAACATGCTCACGCGGACGAGATACCAGCCCGAGCGGATGACCTCGACGACGGTGGCGGCGAGGTCCACATCACGTCCCCGCTTGACGCTGACGGCATCACCAGGGGCAAATGCGTGCTTCCTCTGCGTCTTGGCCGTGCGAATGTAGAGGCGACGCAGCTCGGAACGGTCTACCGGACCAATGCAGCGGCCGACGTGGGTCGCCTCGATGATCGACTGCGCATCCTCTCGTAGCCCGATGATGTCGCCCATGTCGTTCCTCACCGGCTCAAACTTGCCTCCGATGCGCGTAGGCTTGGCGTCGGCGGCGATATAGCCACGGGCGGTGGGCTCATACCCCTTGCCGTTAGCGCGGCGCTGGCGAGGCACGTAGGCCTTGTGTCCGGCCTGCCTGATTTCCTTTGCGGCCTTCTGCTCGCGCTGCGGTGGCGTCCAGTAGAGGTTCAGCGTTGCCGTCATTGTGCAGGGCTCCATCGAGCAACGCGATCACAAGGTCTGGATCTATCGGGCAGTCTTTTCGTTCCATCCTGCGCCAGAACTCGGCGCGTTCGCGGGCCTCGGCTCGGGTCATGGGATTTCAACCTCGTAGCAATCGCCGCAAAATCTGTACCGATACCAGCCAAGCCAAACCCAATGCTCGGCCGTACAGATCGGGATGAGTGCAAACCTCCATTTCCAGCCGTCGCCCGTGAGTTTTCGACGCTCAAACTTCATCCCTTCCCCCTTGCCTTGGCTGCGTTCTCTCGGAGTTGCTTCTCGTGTCTGTCTGCCTTGTGTCTTTTTCCTGCGGCGAGCGCGGGAAGAATGCGGGGCGGACGCTTCATCAACGTTTTTCCGTCCTTGCCGAGCTTGAGGCCCTTCACGGGGATGCTGGTCACGACTTGCTCCAGTGTTCGAGCCGATATTCCAGCCAGTCCGTGACGCGGCCCTTCACGTCGTCAAAACCGTCATCGTCGTATTTGGCGTTCATGATGCTTCGCCAAATGTAGTCGACAACACGCTCTGAAAATTGCCTGCGCTGCGTTTCTGGTTCAAGCTTAAGGGGGCCGCCGGCGCTAGATGGCTTAAGCTCTGCTATCAATGCAGCAACCTGCGCCTGAGCCGTTGCCAGATCGCCTTGGATGAGGCGCAACTGACCTAGAGCTAGATCGCGCTCCTGCTCGGCCGCATCGATCATCTCGCGCGCGGTGATTGTAAGCGGGTCTCGGCTCACGACTGCGCCTCCATCTTCCAGGGCCGGCATTCAAAACCGACGACGAC